CTTCCTTGCATAGTATCTCCAGATCTATTTACCTTTTTATTATCTAGTTCTAATAACTCGGTATCGTCTGTCATTGCCGAGCTTATAAACTTAGGGTCAATTTTTGGCATACTTACCTCTTATTCTTGTATTGATTTAATTCAAGTCTTAGCTCTTTTATAGTATTTATTAACATTTCTTTTTCTTGCTGCATTAAATCATAAGCTTGTTTTATTCTTTTTTTATTTAACTCTAGTTCATCTTTATGCCTTTTAGCTTCTATTTCATAGCTAGCAGTTAAGCCTCTACTAAAAATATAACACAATGTTACAATTAATACAAGTTTTACATATATCATTGTTCTGTTCCTATAATGTAGCAAAATATTAATAATAATGTAATAAACAATACTACAATCATAGTCTGCTTAATCCATCATATACTTTTAAAGCTCTTGTATGATTAGCTAACGTGCCTAATAGGTTTGCATAAGCTTGCTCTAATGTTTCGCCTTTTACTACTGCTATTGTGGTTTTAGTAGACATATCTTCTAGCTCTAGGGTAATTCTATTTCCTATTGTAATAACTACGTCAAGATCGTTATTAAATAATTCTTTTTGTAATAAAGCTAATAAGTTTAAATCATTATTCATTTGAAGTTTCCTTTTTTATAAAAGTTATTAAGTTGGTAGTGCTTACATTTAGTTTTAAAATAGCTTCTGATAGTACCGAGTTAGTTATGTTTTTTTTAGTACTATGTTCTAAAACTTCAACAGATTTGTCGTTTTTTACTAAATCTATAATATAATTTAAGTTTACATATTTACTCAATTTAGGACTATATAATTTCCTATTTTTATACTTTACAATCGTTTCCATTTTATTCTACCTCTCTTTTAACTACCTTATATCCTTGTCTGTTTTTAAATCTACCGCTAGCATAATTAATTATACTGGCTTCTGATACTCCCAAAAACTTTGCCGCTTTTTTAGCACCCTTAAACTTAGCTATTTCTTTTCCTTCTTTCATTATTACATAATAATACCTTTTTTTATTCTTAGTAACTAGTTTTCTATCTTCTTTTTTTTCAAGTTCTTCTCTTTTAATTAGTATTTGTTTTCTTTGCCTACCGCCAGTATTGTCTAACAGTTCGTTTTTTCTTTTTATAATGCTCATTACTGTGTCTTTACTTATGTCTAACTTTTCAGCTAATTCTGATATACTGTATCCCTCCGCAAGTAATTTTCCTTGTGGGTTAGTGGCAGTATACTTATAAAATTTTCTACCTCCAGAATAAACGTCTGCTTTTGATCTACCGTCAATTCTTGGATTAAGGTCTACTATTACTTGCTCTCCGTTAATCAATACTCTTCTAAAGCCAGCAACAAAGGGGTCAAGTATTTCCACTAGGTAATTTTCATCATACTCTTTATCTAATTTAATTTGAAATAACTCTTCAAACTGTTTTACATTTGCTGGCATTGTATTATCAAATTGTAAAATTTTATCTGCAATTCTCATGTTAATCCTTATTGTAAAAAGTATTTACTGTTTAAGTGAATTTCATTTTTGTCAAGCTTGTCTAGTTCATTTTCTAATTTTAGAATTAAATCAATTGATTCTTTGAATTTAAAATCAGACATTGCTCTGTCGTATTTTTCTAATAACTTGTCTATTCTTTTTTCAATAGTCTTTAATTTTTCTTGTTTCATTTTATTCCTTTTTAAAAAGTAAATGTTATACCTTGAGTTAAAATTCCAAATGATATTACATTATCTAAAGATATAGTTACCTCATTAGACTCGTACAATGGTATTTTATAATCTAATCCTATGATCGGAGTAATTTCTCCAGAAGTTATTGGTACAATGTTTCTATCATAAAACTTTTTGTGATTAGTGTTATATCCTCCAATTATAAAACTAAAGTTTTTATTAAAATTATAAGATGCCATCGGACCTAGTATATCTCCACAAGCTGAATCTTTTCCTTTAATAAAACCAGCCTGAAATTTCTTACTACCGACTAAAACACCTATATAATCATTTTGAATTGTACCAACATCATTGATTAAATTACAATAGTTTAAATCATGTGCAATATAGTGATGAGTTATTCCGCCAAGTAGTAGAGTAGTTAGCATATTATTTTCCTAAAAAGTTAAAGTTTCGTTATTAGCTTTTATTTCTTTTACAGTATTTAAGTTAACCGTTCTATACTGTTTTTTACCAAGATCGAAAACTGTTAAGTAATTAAAATCATCTGGATTGTATGATTTTTTTCCACCTTTTAAATGTTTAGTTACTCCAAGCCTTGCGTTCATTTTTCTTAAAGTACCGTCTTTTTTAATAAAAGATATTGTAAAAAATTTATTTCCTACTAATTTAATAATTTTTTCTTTATTCATAACACTCTCCTATATTTTTAGTTCTTTTCTTACTTTTTTAATCTCTTTAGTTACTTTCATCTAAAACCTCCAATACTTTATCAATCTGGTATTCAATCTCCGCTAACCTTGCTGCTGACCTTGCTGACCTTGCTGCTGAATCTGCTGACCTTGCTGCCGACTCTGCTGACCATGTTGCTGACCATGCTGCTGACCTTGTTTCTTCTAATTCTTTATCATATTTATTCATTATTTATACTCCTCTTCAATCCACATTCTTTTAACTTCAATGGCTTTACGAGGTCTATTATCATCTGGGTATTTTTCCTCAAACTTTGACAGGCTATTTTCTGCGAAATTACAAGCTAACAAATGTAACTTTTTATCAGGTATGTATCCAGAGTTTAGTACAAAATTTAACACTTTTTGACTTCTATTATCTAGTAGTATTTTTTTAATTCCACCAAATTTTTTTATTAAACTATCTTTACCAAATAACTTACAACATTCATCTACATAATCTATAAATACATCTACTGTTAGCTTGTTTTTTAAATAACTAATCTTATATGTATTTGCTTGGTTTAAGCCTAATTTATCACAAAAGTCTTTTATACCATACTTGCAAAACCCTAAATCCCTAGCTCTTTTAAAATCAATATCCACATCTTGATAAGTTGATTTAAGCTTTTTATCAATTTCAGCTTTTGCAAACTCGATAGCTTTTTTCTCGCCTAGCTCATTGTATTTGTCTACACTTAAATGATACTCTCCCTTTTTGTTTTGAAATAAATACACATCATTGTTTAATTTAGTTACTTTCATCTAATACCTCCAATACTTTATTAATTTGCCACTCAATTTCTGCTGATCTTGCTGCTGACCTTGCTGTTAACCTTGCTGCTGACCTTGCTGACTCTGCTGACCATGCTGCTGACCTTGCTGCTGACCATGCTGCTGACCATGCTGCTGACCTTGTTTCTTCTAATTCTTTATCATATTTATTCATTATAATGCCTATTAATGTAAATACATTATTTCTTTATTAGCTTTCACTTTTTTTATCGTACTTAAATTAATTGTCCTGTATCCTTTTTTTTGTAGATCATATACAGTTAAGTAATTAAAATCATCTGGATTATAAGACTTTTTCCCACCTTTAAGATGTTTAGTTACTCCTAATCTTGCGTTCATTTTTCTTAAAGTACCATCTTTTTTAACAAAAGATATTGTAAAAAATTTATTTCCTACTAAATTAATAATTTCTTCTTTATTCATAACACTCTCCTATAGTTTTAGTTCTTTTCTTACTTTTTTAAGTTCTTCGTAAGTTCTATCCATTGCCATATCATATTCATAAGACCAATGTATTTGATTAATCCTTTTCTCGTATAACTCAATTAGTTTTTTAACTTTTGCTTTTTTAATTTCTTTATTTCCTTTTTTATAATTACTATCTCATGTTATAAACACTGTGTCAAATATTATTTTAAAAAACTTTATAAACTTTAAAAACAAAATATAAAGCAATAATACCTAAAAAATTTATTATGATGTCAATTTCCATATTAAAATATCCTTTGAATAACTAAACTATAAACATATTCATTATCTTGATTTAATTCATCTAATTCTTTTTCGGTAGCCTCTCTTATGTTTCCATTATCCATTATAATATTTGCACTAGATATAAAAGCGTCACAAAAGTCTGGATAATCATTGGTATTTATACCGTTTAATTCAATGTCAATATATTTCATTTTTTAATCCCTATTGTAAAGTGATGTTTATTTAGATAAAAGTCTATTGGCATAATGCCATTTCCGTTATTGTCTTTAAAATAAACGTAGCCTTTAGATACCTTAGTAACAAAGTAATATTCTTTAAATTTAGTATGAACTATGTACATACCACTTTTTATTTTACTTGCGTCTTTAATCATTGTTATTTCCTTTATTCATCATGGTCTTGCCATTCATCCCATTCTTTTACTACGTGTACATCTGATTTACAAACAGGACACTTAGTTTCATTATACCTATCATAATTTTTATAGTCACATTTAGTACAAGAAATGTCATACATAACACTTGCCATAATTAAACCTCACTTAAATCATACTTACTAAATAATTTAATAACACTCCCATATAGTTCTATTTGATCATTTGTATATTTATTTTCTTTACCTATTTTTTTATAGTATTTTAACCAATCTTTAGAAGGTAATGTTTTACACCCTATCTTGAAATAGTGTTCGTTATCATGATAAAAATACACTAATAAATCTTTTTCCCCATTAAAAGACATTATACCTTTTATACCATGTAAGTCTGCCCCACGTAAGTTTGCCCCATACAAGTATGCCCTACGTAAGTCTGCCCTACGTAAGTCTGCCTCATACAAGTTTGCCCCACGTAAGTTTACATTAGGTTCTATTTTATAATTATTTACTATCATTTATCCCTCATTCAAATCATATTTACTAAATAATTTAATAACATCACCATACAATTCTATTTGATCATTTGTATAATCATTTTCTTTACCTATCTTTTTATAATCTTTTAACCAATCCTTATGAGAAAGTGTTTTACATCCAATCTTAAAATAGTGTTCATTATCATGATAAAAATATACTAATAAGTCTTTTTCTCCGTTAAAAGACATGATGCCTTTTGCTTCACTTAAGTCTGCTTCATATAAATTTGCTTCACTTAAGTTTGCCCCATATAAGTCTGCTCCATATAAGTATGCTTCACGTAAGTTTGCTCCACGTAAGTTTGCTCTACGTAATTCTGCTCCACGTAAGTCTGCTCCATATAAGTATGCTTCACTTAAGTTTGCTCCACGTAAGTCTGCTCCACTTAAGTTTGTTTCACGTAAGTTTGTTTCACGTAAGTTTGCTCTACGTAATTCTGCTCCACGTAAGTCTGCTTCATATAAATTTGCTTCATATAAATTTGCTTCACTTAAGTTTGCATTAGGTTCTATTTTATAATTATTTACTATCATTTATCCCTCTCATACTCCATTACGTAGTCAATTCTTAGGTCAATATCATTTTTGTTAACAATTTTACCTCCGCACAAGTTTATCCAGTCTTCGATAAAATCATTTTCATCTTGCCTCTCATGTTTCAATTCCATTATAAAATTAACTAACTCGTCTTTAGAACATGATTCGTAATGTCTTAAAAGATCATGTGCCATTCCGTCAATGTCTTCTATAAGTCTTTTATTCATTACCATCTCTCAATATTTTTAGGTCTTACTTTTGCTTCAGTAGAATTAACCAATAGCATGATGTCATGAATAACATTCTCTGTTAACTCGGTAAAAGAAAACTCTACTACATATCTTGAATACTCTGCTTTAAAAAATTTATCTACTTGGTTGTGCATTTTACTAATAACAACCTCTCTAATATGCTCGGTAGCTTTTTCTTCATCGTGCCTATGAATAGACTTAATGCCTTTAACTTTAAAAGTTATTTTGTTGTTTATATATTCTCCACAAATTCTATCTAATCCATTAATTTTTAAAGTAAATCTGTCATCACTCTTAAAGCTATCGTCTTTGATATTGAATATATCAAATAGGCTTCTTTTTATCGTGAAAAGATTGTCGATCATTTTTTGCTCATTGTTATTAACGTGTTGGTAAAATGCGTCCATTGTTGTCCTTTTATTTATTTTCTTTCTCTAATTCTATTAGTTTATTTTCTATTAAATCAAAAAAACGATCACTATCATATAACTCACTATCGTGATATTTTTGCAGTTTAATCATAAACGAGGTACTTAAAGGAATATCACTATATAAATCAAGTTTGTCAATTACTTCACAAGAACTTTCCCCTTCAATATCAGAGTCATATTTATGGTCTGGAATAAAACAACCAACTAAACAAGCGTTACCGTCTTCCGACCTATATAGACAATCTCCTAGTTCATCAGTGGAACGTCTACCTAAGTTCTTTGCTTTTATTTGATCCATAGTACTTTTTCTATTATACCCATTTATGTAAATACTCATTACCGCCTCCATCAGAGCTTGTACAATTTAACCATTAAAAAAGCACTCCATATTAGTAAAATTAATGTTATTGTTTCTAGCTCCATAAATCTTTTTCCTTTATATAGTCTAATCTCATTTTATCAAACTCAGCATTGTACTTTTTATTCATTATCTCGTTTATTAATTTCTTCAAAAACTGTAACATAATATCCATCCTTATCTTTATTTAAAATATCACTTGACATAACTACTTTATAGGTTTTTTTATCTTTGTTGGGTTCTGTAATTTCTACAACACTACCTTTTTTAAATTTTTGATCTGTCTTTATCCACCTTGTATTTTCCACTTAATTCCCCTTATGCTATAGCGTAATATTGTCCATTTAATTTAGTATAGTTGTTTTTATTTTTAGCATCTACTTCACTAACTTTTTTTAATTTACCTAGCTTTTCTTCTTTACCATCTGAATAAATTAACCAACTCAACCCATTACTGTCTTGATGTAAAATAGACTCTTGTTTAAAATTTAAAAAAGCAAATGACTTTAAAGCTTCTAATTCTACACTATCCCTTACTATAACTACGAAACTAGTTTCAATACTGCCTTTGTAAAATCCTTGAGCTTCACTAAAATAAAAATTACAGTCTTCTAAACATTTTCTTAAATTTGAAGTTCTTTTCTCATTTTCATAACTAGGTAAATCACTTTTCTCTGCTGATAGTATAATTACTTGCGACATTATTCTCATTATTTCTCCCCTTTTTTGCGGCTATTAACTCTTTTATGATAGTCTTTAACTAATTCTAATGGAGTGTGATAGTCTTTTGACCCTTTTCCGCCTGTACTAACTAAATCTAATAAAATGTTTATTTGATGATATCCATTTTTTAAGTAGTTTCTTTTTATAATATTACCTAAAGTATCTCTACCTTTTGTCCTTTTGCCGTGTTCATCAAAAACTAAACTACCTGTTGCTAATCCTATTACTCTTGCTTGTTTCATCTTTTACCCTCACTTTTTTATATTTTTTATAGCTGCTATAAGTTTCTATAACAAACTGTAAAATTAAACATACTCCAATTATAATTAAGTATATTAAAATGTCGTGTATAAACATTATAAACCTCTGTGATTGTCTAAAATATCTAATAACTTTAGGTTAATATCATAAACTTTTTTATCTAGTTCTTTTACTTCATCACTATCGTTTCCCCATAGTCTATTATAAACTTCTATTTTTTTTAGTAAAATGTTTAACTCTTTGTATAACATCAAATAAGTATTTTTAGTAAAAGCGTCCATTGAATCTGTAATTTTTGTAGTTTGGTTGTTCATACGTTCCCCTTTGTCTGTTTCCTTAATATCATTGTAATGCATAACGCAATGCAATACAAGAAAAAAATAACACAATGTATAAAAAAAATGCTATATTGTAATAATTTCAATAACTTACAACATTAATTACTTTTTTTACTCTAATAAAATAAGCTACTTAAAGTGTTCCATACTAATGTATCCGTAACTTATCCGTAAGTATTTGAATTTAACAACTATAGAGGTAAGATTAAGACCGTAAAAAAATGCCTTAAGATGTACACGCAAGAGGCGACTAGGATAGCCCCACTAACTTAGGTTAGGATATCACTACGAGTCGAGGGATTAAGTTCGTAGCGGAACGCTTAGTCTAGTATAAAGAGTATGTACACGCTCTTTAAATGCGACTATTAGAGCTTAACAGCTAAAGCCTTAACCGAAAGTAAAGATAAAGTTAAGAGCATGACAAAACCAAACTAGAGTAAATTTCGGACACTACTAGTAAAGTATTGTTATGCCTTGAAACGTAGCTTTAAAAGACATAGCCCCTTATCCTTGGAGCTATTAAGAAGTGTATAAAGTTGCATTGAATAATGCTAATTGAATCGGTGAGACCATTGAAGTATATTCTATTATATCCTTATAAGTATTGAATGTATTATCTTGTTTTAATCTCTTCTATCATTGATTGTATTAGTTTATAATTAGTTGAATTTTTATACCAAGTTACCCTATCTTGCACCACATTCTCCAAATAACTCTCCAATATAAACTCACTATCCGTACAATACAACGAATAATCATACTGTATATTCCTACTCTTTCCTGTAAAATCCTCTAATAGTTGCATAGTATCTCCCTTATGCTACGTGTCATTTAGTATAAAGAACCAGTTAACTCTATTGTCCCTACTAAATACTCTAAGTTATTATAATCGTCTAATACGCTATTTATATCTTTATTGTTTAGAATCCAAGTATTGTCATTAGTTTCTATATAGCCTTTGTCTTTTATAGAATCGTAAACAAATCTATACTTATTACTGTTATCGTTAATTACTGTTAACATATGTCCCTCTACTTATTAAAGTTATTTATTTGGTTAACTAATATATCCACAGTCTTATGTATTTGATCTACACTATCAATCTTACTTGAGTCAACTAAATCGTCCCATTCAACTTCATTTGTAAGTGGTATGATGGCATTAAGTATCTTTGCTCTAATCATTTCGATTCTATCGTCTAGTTCTTCTCCAGTATACATACGTCCCTCTCTTTATGCGTTGCGTTATTCTCTTAATAACATCATACTACATACTCAAAACATTGCAAGAAAATAATGCATAATATTAAAATAAAATTCAATATTGCAATGATAACAGATACTTAGTTATTCTATATATTGCTATCTATATAATGTAATATTGGAGAGTATTGTATGCAAGAATGATGCCACGTTTTTGGCATGGGGATTGCAGGGGGGGTGGGTGGTTCTAGCTGTGTGTTGTTGGTTACGTAAAGGGCTGAGAGTGCGTAGGTACTAAATATATTTATTACACTATTTAAACTTCTCAACTAATTGTTTTAGTCTATTATGCCTTTTTAGATCTTCATCATAACTTAAAGTATGGTAAAATGTAGGACACAATCCCTTTGGAGGCTCTTCTATAAATTCTGATAAAAAAGAAATTTCTATAGCTATATCTAAATATCGATTTGTTGGAGATCTTCTTCCTAAGTTAAAAATAGCCTTAGCAATGTCTTTTTTGTTAATCATAAAACTACTCCTTATATTTATTACACTAATGGGGTAATAGTAGCTATATAGTACCCTATTATCATTTATATTACCCTATTTATTTGATCTACAACATACTTAGTTAATAATACAGGTAATATTAACGGAGTTGCTGCAACTATAGCAATTGCTGTTATACACAAAAAAATACTAATTACCATAAAAATCAATATTCTTTCTGCTATGTTCATAAATCTTCTAAATAATCCTTAAGTATTTCTATTCTAAATTGTGGAGCATATGGCTTATCTTGATCAAAGCTTTTCTCAAGATCTACCAAATATAAGTATATATCATCAGATACTAATCTGTCAACATATACATCATCAATTCCAATAAGCCATATTCTAATATATTTCAATACTGCTCCTATTTATTACACTTAACTGCGACAACCTCTTAAATTAGCTTTATTTGCGTTTTTTATATAAGACATATAAAGTATAGGGTTAGAGTATTTAGAGGCTTTAAAAGGCAAATTAAGGGCTAATTTGCTAGTCAATTCCTTCCATATCACATCTAAGTATAGCATAGTCTATTTTTAGACGCAACATTTCAAGTTCTTTTAGAGTTTCTTCATAGTCTCTAACTAGCATATTTAGTTCGTGATCTGTTTTAGGAATTTCTTTCCAACCTGGATAGGATTCTTCGGCATAGGTAAAGTTATATTTAGTCATTTCATTAGCTAGCATTAGTTTTTTCATAGATTTACTCCCCTTTTAGTCTTTCTAGTTCTCTTTCAAATAATAGCTGCAAAGCTATTAGCTCTCTTCTAACGTCTTCGTACTCGTCTGCTATGTTTTTGAGTCTAGGGGAATATGGCAGTTCTTGCCAGTTTATATATAATTCTTCTGATTCTGTAAAATTATACATTAATTCATTGGTAATACACATTTGTAGGGTTTTCATGCTCTGTTTCTCCTTCCTTTTATACTATAGTTGTTATTTTAGGAAGGTTAAGTTATTACATTTTAGTGTATTTTTATATTTTGTAGGATTTGTAGTCGTTTTTCCAGTTATTTATATCTTCGTACATTTTTAAAGCTTCATAAGACTCTACCCATCTTACATCTGCAGGGTCATCTACCCAATAGAATCTGTTATCGTGAGCTTTAATACAGAAAAATCCAGTATCAGTAACTTTAATTAACTCTCCAGACATTAGTTTATTTTCAAATCTATGTAAAAATACAACATATATCTTGTCCAAGTGTGCTCCTATGGTTTATTTTTTGAATATTTAGCTTTTTCTAATAATTTATCAGTTATTACATCTATTCTACGTCTTATAAACTTCTTTTCTGACTCAGAAATACTATAACTACTTAGAATCCTAAGTAATTCTTCTCTTTCTTTTTTAATTTTTTCAATTTCTTCTTTATCTTCAAATGGGCTTAAACGCACGAAATGTTCCTTTTTTTAAATCGAAGTCTAATTCAAATACTTGTCCATTTTTATTGAATATAAATCCCTGGTTTTCTTTAATAGTGTTGTTAGTTTCTAGTTTTTGGTTAAGAAAGTACCAAATACTCATAGAATACCCTGCAGAAAAGCTTAATTTACTAGTAAAAGAATATCCCAGCTCTCCATATAATCTAGTATAAACAGAAGGAGATAATATTAGTGTGTTAGTACACCCTGCATATAACTTAAAGTCCATAATACCAATCCATCCACTCGTTAGAATTAGTTATAACCTTTTGTTTTAACAAATCATCACATATATTAGCTTTTTCAGCCATAGTCATTTTAAGAAAAGGATATCCCCAATCATCGTCATCAAATTCTATTTCTGATATAAACTCTTCCCATTCTTCTAAACTACCTAGTCTATATTCTTTTGTTCCAGATGGAGAGGATTTTTTTAAAACTACAATATCTTCTGCTGTTTTATTACACGGCTTACAGTCGTACCATATTTTAGCTCCAAAAGTGGTCTTAGTCCATTTAGTATCACAAATAGGGCATTTTTCAGTTTCTGGTTTAAATTCTTTTGTCATTTTCTAGTATCTCCTCTCTAGCTCTTAATGACCATACTACAGGTGTTCTACCTACTGTAGAACATGCCATCCCTAATTTTACCCTAGTTTCTAGTTTTAGTAAAGAAAAATCAGTTTCACAAGGTTTTTTTAACTCTACTGGTTGTGGGTTGCTAAAAAATAATGCTATTAGTAGTTCTTTCATGTTATTACACCTTTTCGGGAGATCGTATTTTTGTGAAACAAAAAACGAAAGGGCTTTCTACTGAGATTTTATTGCCCTTACTTTCATTTTTAAATGAGTTTTACTATCTTCTACATTAACACACTCTTCCATTAGTTCGTTTATTATTACATTTTTAGAATATTCTTGTATAAATTTCTTTTCTTCTTCGCTAAAGTTAGTTTTTATATATGCCTGGTCATGAGAGTATTCGTAAATCCACCTACTTATCCACTTATTTAAAGCTTCTTTTCTTTTTTTAACTCCTACATCTGTATTTATTCCAATAATTTCAGCTATTTCTAATAACTCTTCTAAGCATCTGTCACTTTTTTTATTTTTTTTACTAATTTTACTCAAAAAAGCCCCATCTGTCACTTAAGTTTATTTAATCCTTATCTGTCATATCTTTATAATCTTCGTTCGACACTATAATAGCAGCGTGATACTGAAGGTGGATTCCAAAAAAAAATAAGAATATATTTAACAAAAATATAAGAACTTGCAGAGGATATAAAGAAGATATTATAGCTATTTTAAAAGAACTTAGCTTTTCTGGATAGTTATTTATTCTAAAAGTAGTTAATCCTAAGTATATAGAAAAGTACAATATTATTAAAAGTTCCATGAATCCTCGTTTGTAGGAATTAAAAATCCCAAAGATGCTAACTTTGCTTCCATATACAAAGTATCACAAGCCATTTCAATAGCTTCTTCTAAGTCTTCTGCCATAAATACAAAAAACGCATAATCTCTTGCAACTTGTCCTACTACCATAATAAACCTCCAATTTAATAATAATATCATATAATATATAAGTCAAACAATAATATTTTAACAACTATAGTATTGTATTATACAGGAGACGAATGATATGATGGGAGAAATGGATAGAATTAAAGCTACTATAGAAAAGTACAATAAAGAAAAAAAAGATAAAGAACTAAAGAAAAGAGAAGTTCTTAGAAAAAAAAGAGAAATAGATAGAATATTTGAAATAGCTGGAGATGAAAAAGCTCCTAAAAAATATAGACAGGCTTATATCGACAAAAAAAATAAAATAGAAGCCGAAGAAAGAAAAAAAGAACAAGAAAAAAGACTTAAAGAAGCTAAAAAGAAGGAATTGGACGAATATTTTAAAAGAGCACATCAAAAAAAGCTGGAAAGAGGCAAAAAGTTAATGGAAAAGTATGGAAAAGACAAATAATAAACCTTACGGAGCATTAACTTTTGGAAAAGCAGATCCAATGTTTAAAGAAATATATGCAGATAAGGTAAAAAAACCTACATATAAAGAAAAACGTAGATTTTCAAAAATTAGAAACGCAATCGGAAGAAAAAAGAAAAAATCTACACCTAAATAGGCTAGAATTTTATTTTTTACAGGAGATTTTAATGAATAGTATCAAAAAAGCACTTCCCTACGTGCTATTAGTATCTTTTTTAGCACTTTCACACTATAAACAAGCTCAATTAGCAGATTCTATTATTATAATAGCTTTAGCTGCTTTATGCGGCTTTAATATGTTTTTAGAATCAAAAAAGACTCCAAACTACCTGGAAAAATTCCAAAAAGACCTACAAGAAAAGGATAAGCAAATAAAAGAACTTCAAACCTCTTTAGGAATATACAACATGTCTCAAAAGAGAAAAGAACAAGTAGAAAATATTATCTGGTAGGTATAAATGAGCGACTATAAAGATGTAGAATTTGAAATATCTGTACTAAAAAACAAAATACTCCAGTTAGAATCAGAAAATCAGAAAATGAAACAGGTGATTTTAGAAAACGAATTAGAAGATGAAATTGAAGGTTTAGATGCTATATCTGAAGAAGAGTATATTTGTGTAAAAGGTATAGGACATTTAAAGAAGTTATTTGAAAATGGAAACTTTACAAAAGACGATACTCAACAACTCGACATACTTATAAAAAACCTTAGAATGATACGAGGACAAAATAGTAAAAAAGCTAAAGGTAAGAAACTAAAAACAGAAGATGTAGCAGAGTTATTTAGTATAGTAAAAGGTAAATAATGTCTAAAGAAGAACAAAAAAAACTTGCGGCTAAACATAAACTATGGAAAATGGGAGAGTTAAGTTGGAAGTTAAAAGGAAAACAAGAAGACATATACAAAAATATGAAAGAAACTACTCATGACGTATCTTGTATATTAGTATCTAGACGTTTTGGTAAATCCTTTACAAACTGTCTTTTAGCAGTTGAAACTTGTCTTAAGAATCCTAATGCCATTGTAAAATATGCCTGTCCTAAACAGAGAATGGTACAAACTATTATTAAGCCTATAATGCGTGAAATATTTAAAGATGCTCCAGAAGAATTTAATTTATCAGATATGTGGAAAGCTAATGATAAGGTATATCAATTTCCTAACGGATCGGAAATACAAATTGCTGGAACTGATAATGGTAACGCAGAAAATTTACGTGGTGGTTATGCTCAGTTACTTATATGTGATGAGGCTGGATTTATGGACGATTTAGATTATGTCGTAAACTCTATTCTTTTACCTACCACAGATACAACAGACGGTAAATTAATCCTTACATCTACTCCTAATTATAAAGATCCTCAACACGAATTTCATACAGAATTTGTTTTTCCACTAGAAGCAGAAGATAGGCTTATAAAATATACATTATATGAATCTCCAATGGTAGATGAAGATAAAATACAAAAAATTATATCAAGATACCCTGGTGGAGCAGAGAACCCTAAATTTAGGTGCGAGTATCTTTGTGAAATTCCTAAGTTAACAGAAAACACTGTAATACCTGAATACGGCTATAACAAACATGAAATTATAATAGATGATATAAACCTTCCAGATCACTTTGACGCTTACGTAGCAGCAGATATTGGATTTAGAGACTTAACTGTAGTTTTATTTGGGTATTATGATTTTATGAATGCTCAATTAGTTATACTAGACGAACTAGTAATGAATGGTCCAGAAATGACTACTGACGAGTTAGCTAAAAGAATTAAGAAAAAGGAAGAACTTAGATTTCATTTAGATTCTATTAATATGCCAGTAACTCCATATTTACGTATTATGGACAATGATCTTAAGTTGATAAATGATTTATTTAAGTTACATAATATACACTTTATAGCTACTAAAAAAGATAATAAAGAGGCTCAGATTAATCAAGTTAGATTATGGGTACATCAAGGTAAGATTAAAATTCATGAAAGATGTAAACATCTAAGATATCATTTAGAAAATGCTCAATGGGATAAACACAGAAAGTCTTTTATTCAATTAAAAGATACTCCTAATGGAGATATTAGAGGAGGTCACTGTGATGCTCTTGACGCTCTTATATACCTAGTTAGAAATATCAATGAAGGTAGAAATCCTTTTCCAGAAGATTATAATAAATTAAGAGGACCAGGAATATTTCAAAGTCTTCACAAGCCAGCTCCATCAAAATTACAAGACCTTATGGATACTATCATGGGAAAAAAGAAGTAATATACTATAAAATACACCATTTTAACAACTATAGATGTGTAATAATCGTTTAAGGAGTTAGAATGAAAGACAGCGTTTACTTTGCTGCAGATACATCTGAAAAAGCTGCCAGTTATTTACAACATAAAACTAAGGAGTGGTTTCAAAACATTAGTGTAAATAATTACTTAAACAAGATTAAAAAGTCTTGGGCTGCTTATCATGGAAACTACTATTCTAGTAGTCATGAAATTAGTTTTGGTGGAGAGCAAGGAGAGCTTGTAAACTTAGCCGTTAACCACTACTCAAATTTATGCACTCACATGCTTAATATGGTAACAGGTTCTAGACCTAGTTTTCAATGTAGAGCGATAAATACCGATAGAAAGTCTAAAATCCAAGCTGAATTAGGTAATGGATTATTAGAATATTATATGAGAGAAAAAAGACTAGAACGTAATATAAAGTCTGCTGTAGAGTATGCTATTGTATTAGGATCTGGTTTTGTTAAAATGGAATGGAACGCTACTAGAGGCGAAATAAGTGACTATTTAGACATAGACCCAGAAGATATTATATCTTTTGATGAAGAAGGCAATCCATTAGACGAAGATGGAAATATACTCTCTCCTACTCCAATCTACGACGGTGATGTAGACTTTTACACACTATCTCCTTTCGATGTTGCATTTGATCCAACTAAAGAAACTCCTGATCTACATGAATGGGTAGTTATTAGGACTTTTGTAAACAGGTATAATTTAAAAGAAAAATATCCTGAATATGCAGAAGAAATAATGAGAATTGGAACTAAAGACACTCAAAATTCAAACAATAGAATATCCTTAACAGCTTTTAGTAAAACTGATGATATACCAGTATATGAGTTATATCACAAAAGAACTGAAGCGTGTCCTGAAGGAAGGTTTATGATGTATCTTACTAAAGATATAGTATTAGAAGATGCTGATATGCCTTACAGAGACTTACCTGTATTTAGAATAGCCCCTAGAAACATTCTAGGAACTCCTTTTGGTTATACATCTATGTGGGATATTTTGCCACTCCAAGACGCTGTAAATAGTCTTTATTCTACAATAATGACTAATAATAACGCTTTTGGAGTGCAAAATATTCTCAACCCTCAAGGAAATAACCTTAAAGTAAATCAATTAGAAGGTGGGCTTAATTTTATAGAATATAATCAAGCAGTTGGAAAACCTGAATCACTACAACTAACGTCTACTGCACAAGAAACTTATAACTTTTTAGCTATGATTGAAAAAACTATGGAAACAGTTTCTGGGATAAACTCAGTAGCTAGAGGTAATCCTGAATCTAGTTTAAGATCTGGAACTGCATTGGCATTAGTACAGTCTCAAGCTTTACAATTTATGTCAGGACTACAACAATCTTACATTCAATTGTTAGAAGATGTTGGAACTGGTTTAATTAATATATTGAAAGATTTTGCAGATGCTCCAAGAATTGCAGCAATTGCAGGAATATCAAATACTAGTAAAATGGTAACATTTAAGTCTGAGGATTTAGAAGCAATAAATAGGGTTGTAGTTGATGTCGGTAACGCACTCGCACAGACACCTGCTGGTAGAGCACAAATTGCAGAGAATCTTCTTCAAATGGGACTAATTAATACTCCAGAAAGATATCTTGAAGTACTAAATACTGGTAACTTAAAATCAGCTACACAAGGGATTACAAACGAATTGGATACTATTAATGCTGAAAACGAAACACTATTAAAAGGACAAAGTGAAGTTATAGCCATTGCTACTGATCACCACGCTATGCATATTAGAGAGCATAGATCTGTTCTATCAGATCCTGCTTTAAGACAAGATTCTGAGCTAGTAGCTAGAACTCTTGCTCACATCAATGAACATATTAAGTTACTTCAAGAAACTGATCCTAATTTATTATCAATTATAGGAGAACAGCCATTAGCTCCTCCTGGAGGATCTCCTATTAATCCTCAACAACAAGGTGGTGTACCTGGTGCTCAAGGTGCTTCTAGTCCGTTACAAGGCACTCCAATGACTCAAGCAATGCCTGGTATGCCTAATCCAGCACAAGCCCCAGATATTATGGGACAAGGACAGCCTCAAACTCCTGAAGAGTTAATGGCTATGAATCTAGGTGGAGGTAATTTCTAATGAAAAGAATTAGGTATAAAAAAACAGATAAAGAAAATATTGTAGTATCTAACAAAATACTTAGGTCAGAAAGAACAGGAGCTGAGTATTTAGTTTATCTAGATTTAGAAAATGTTACGTACAAGATTAAAAATATAAACTCTGAAAATATACATACAGGTGGAGAAAATATAAATAATCTAAATGTTTTAAAAAGATCTGTAAAAAACAGACTTGAAGGAATGGGAGTAGTATTTTCAGAAGAGGAACGTGATAGAACTTTTGGCAGATGTCCAAAAGGATGGAGTCAGAAAAAACAAGAACAATTACAAACTTATGATTTTAAATACGAGGGAGAAAATGAGTAAGAAAAAAAGTTGTGCAGGTAAGACAGCTAATGGAGCTTGTCCTACTAAACCAGAATTGTATCAAAGAATAAAAGCCAAAATAAAAGCAAAATTTGGAGAAGACTATCCAAGTGCATATGCCAGCTCTGCTCTTGTAAAAGAATACAAGAAAAAGGGTGGAGGTTATAAGAAATGAGTAAGCCTAGTGCAAAACAAGGTGGTCTTGTTAGATGGCACAAGGAAAAGTGGAAAGATTCTAAAGGTAGAGAATGTGGTCATGGAGATGATGACAGTTACTGCAGACCTAGTAAAAAAGTTACTAAAGATACTCCTAAAACTTGGGGAGAATTATCTAAATCTGAAAAGAAAAGTGCTTTAAGTGCTAAGGCAAAAGCTAGAAGAGAAGGTAAACAGTATAGTAGTAAAAGGTTTTCTAAAATTAAAAGGAAATTAGGTAATGAAAAAAAGTAAAAAAAGTGATGGAGAGTTTCTTGCAATATACAACTAAGGAGTTATTATGTCTGATGAAATCGTAGAAACAAATGATGTACAGGATGAAGTAGTACAAGACGCAGTAGTAGAAGAGTCTATTGATGGTTCTGGATTAGAAGCGTCTTCTGAATCAGTAGAAGCTGAGTCAGTAGAAGAACTAGAAGAAGAACTAGCAGAAGCTGTAGAAAACGGAGCTTCTCAACAAGAACTTCAAAACATGATTAAAGAGTTTGAACTAAAAGTGAATGGTAAAACTCTTACTAAAAAAATTGACCTAAGTGATGAAGACGCTGTAAAAAGAGAGCTTCAAAAAGCCTATGCTGGTCAATTAGCAATGCAAGAAAAAGCAGAATTAGAAAATGCTCTAAAAAGTAGAGTAAATGATTGGAAAAACAATCCTTGGCAATTCTTTGAAGAAATTGGTCTAGATGCTGATGAATTAGCAGAAATCAGACTAGCTCAAAGATTAGAGGAAATGAAGAAAGATCCAGCAGAACTTGAAAGAGAACAAAGAGAATTAGAACTTCAACAATTAAGAGAACAGCTAAAAGCTAAAGAAGAAAGAGAAAAAGAACTAGAGTACGAAAAATTACAAGAAGAAGCTGCAATGCAATTAGATCTTGAAATTTCTGAAGCATTAGATGCACATCCTAGTCTTCCAGCTACTCCAAGAGTTATTAGACAAATTGCTGATACATTAGCTTGGGCTATTACTCCATCTCAAGATGGTGGCGGTGGGTTTGATCCAGATGAAATCGCAGTATCTGACATTCTTCCTACAGTAGAAGCTGAAATTAGAAAAGAAATATCTGACCTTATGGCTTCTTTACCAGAAGAAATGATTGAGCAATATATTGGTAATAAAGGTATTGAAAGGCTTAAGAAAAAAACCATTGCTAAAGTTAAAAAAGCACCTAAGTCTGCTAAATCATTGAATAAACCATCTGCACCTAAAGAAGAGGTAAAAGTAAAGCCTAAGAAAAAGGGCAGGTTAGATGATTTCTTTAGTGTAAGAAATAGATAAATTTTAACAACTATAAAAATGCGAGGTATATTACCTCGTATTAATATATTTT